TACACCACCACCAAATACAAAGCAATCGTATTCGGTGACTGGAGCATGTACGCGCTTGTGGAACGCAAGGGCTTGACCATCCGGCGCTTGAATGAGTTGTACGCTGGTAACCGCCAGGTTGGCTTGCTGGCCGTGTTCCGGCACGGCGGCGTGGTCATGCAGTCGGAAGCGTTTGCAATCGGCTCAATGGCGTAACCTTTAGGCAGATAAGGGGAGGGGTAACTCCCTCCCCGAAAGGAATAATGACATGGAAGAATTATTTGCCTACGTAAAACCAGCAATGGCGGTAGTACCGGTGAGCAAGTCAGGCGCCGCGATTGCCGCAACTGCTGTTGACGGTACGGGGTACGGACGCGCCGCGTTCCTGTTCCTTGTTGGAACAATCGCAACGGGCGGGGGCGTGTCCTGCTCCGTGACCGAGAGCGCGACATCCGGCGGTGTTTATACCCAAAAAGCGACCACTGCCGCGTTGACAGACTTCGGAACAACCGGAGCGTCGAAGGTGTATATCCTCGATGTACCGATCAACTCCGCAAAACCACACATGAAATTGTACGGAACTTGTGGCACGGCGGCTGTTTTGCATGGCGCGGTTGCGCTGCTGTACGGGAGGAACGGCGTGCTGGCTGACCCGAACCTGGCGACATTTGCCGCGCAGTACGTGCGGACTTAGTGTAAAGACGTCCTGGAGGGTAATACCTCCAGGACAAAGGATAAACATGAAGATACGAATTTTGCAGAACTTCAACGGGCTGGTAGACGGAAGATCGATCAGGTTCAAGGAAGGTCAAGAAGTTGACCTGTTAGACCCCGTTGCGTGTGACAACTTTCTACGGGGCGGGTACGCGGAGTTGGTAAAGCCAGCCGTCAAGGTGGTGGAAAAACCCGCTCATGCTAAGGGTATCAAGGTGAAATAATGACCATATCAAACGGCTACACAACGCTCGTAACAGTCAAGACCGCGCTCGGCATACCGCTTGACGAAAGAGATGACGACTTCTATCTGGAATCGACCATTGAGAGCGTCAGCCGGTTGATCGACAACCACACCGGGCGCAGGTTCTACGCGGAGACTGATACAAGATACTACGCGCCGATTTCCATTGACGAGGTTTACACAGATGACATTATCAGCGTGACAAGCCTCAAGACCGACGATGACAACGACGGTACGTTTGAGACCACATGGGCGACAACGGATTATAACCTCATGCCGTTCAACGCTGGCGAGAATGGGCGCCCTTACACGTGGATTGAGACAAGCGGGTACGGCAATTACTCGTTCCCCCTTGGCACTAAGAAGGCGGTGCAGATAGTCGGGAGTTTTGGGTACGCCACAACCGCGCCGAAACCGGTAGCAGAGGCGTGCAAGATTCAGGCAATCCGGTTATTCAAGAGGAAAGACGCGCCATTTGGAGTAATCGCTGGTGGTGACATGCAGCAGAGCATGACCATCCCCGACCTTGACCCTGACGTGAAGATGCTACTTTCACCGTATGTGAGGCGGGTGTAATGGCAATCCAAGACGCAATCGCACGAATGCAGACAGACATTGAAGCCATATCCGGCATCAAGGGCGCGGATCAATATCTACCAGAAGCCCTTCCGACTGTGGAAAACTGGGTCGTGATGTACCCCGGCGAGACTGAATTTATCCCCGGATTGCCTTCCGGTTACATGACGGCTATGTACTCGGTAATCGTTGAAATCCACACGCCCCGTAACACCCTACCGCAGGCGCACAAGCGAATCGTGGCGTTATACGATGACATTCCGTTGAAACTCTTTGACGACCTCTACGACACGAAACTGAATAACACGGTATCGACTTTTGGAAGCATCACGAGTACCGGCTTGATCGCTATGAACTACGCCGGAATTGACACGGTGGGATTCAGGTACACCGTGCGAGACATAAAGATTCAGTCCGCGATATAGGAGACAAATTGGTCGAGAAGAAAAGTGTTTTGGAGCAGTACCCGATTATGAGTTGGGCGTTCCCGCGCATCCTCGTCGCGTTCCTCCTGGAGCGAACAATCAGTTACGCCGACCTCGTATTCCCGGCGTGTATGCAGATCGCGGCGCAGGGTCCGGTGGTTTTGAACATGCCCTACCAGCGCACGGATTTAGCACGCAACCGGGCAAGCATGGAGTTGCTGAAATCAGACTTCACGCATCTCCTCATGCTCGACATTGACCACGTTCACCCGCACGATATTATTCAGCGTTTGGCAAAATGGGTTTTGAAAGACCCGAAGAAGTATCAAGTCGTGGGCGGATTGAATTTCAGGCGGTCAGAACCTTATGACCCGTGCGCGTACAAGATCAGCGCGGACGGCTCGATGTACACAATCGCATGGGAAAAAGACGATGAAATCGTAGAGGTTGACCGGTTAGGTACAGGGTCGATACTCATAGCACGCGAAGTGTTTGAGACAATCCCGCCGCCCTGGTTCTGGAATGATTACTCGCAATCATGGCGCGACGCTTGGCCTGGTGAAGACATTGGATTCAACAAACTGTGTGTACAGCACGGTATCAAGATGTGGGTAGATGTTACCGTGACAAGTCCTCATATCACCCCGGCGATTATTGACGGCGCGACGTGGCAAAAGTGGACGGCGAACAATCAAGACCTCATGGAGGCGCGGGATGATTAGTGTGATTATCGTTGGCATTGACGACTGGGAACGCTACACGCGCCCGTTGATAGCGGATATTTGGACTCACGAGCCGGATGCAAACATCGTTGTTGTGGATAACGCAAGTGCTACTCCCTACCCGAAAGGTGAGCATATCCACAGGACTGACAAGAGACTTGGTTATGCAGAAGCGTTGAATTGGGGTATTGACCGGGCAGGGAATTCAGATTGGTACGTTGTAATGAACAACGACGTGAGGGTGCATAAAGCCTTTACAAAAATGGTTGAATCGCTTGCCACGTCCACGCTCTATGGATTCAAAAAATGGACAGGCCACGAACTGCTGAAATCGAAACCTGATTATCTTTCCAGTTGGTGCATGTTAATCAGCCGTGAGGTGTGGCATAAAATAGGCAAGTTTGACGAAGCGTTTACCCCGATGTATTTCGAGGACATTGATTACTGCATAAGAGCCGCTAAAGAGGGAATACCCCTGATAGAGTTTGATCGTGACGAGTGGGGAATTGAGCATCTTTACATGGACAAAGAGCAGGCGCGGGCTGACTTCAAAGAGAAAAAAGCGGAACTGCTTAATAGTTTGATGAACTACCTCAAGGAGAAACATGGCATCGAATAGAGTCGGAATCATCCCGGCGGCTGGCGCGGCAAAGCGATTCGGTGGCGTGTTCAAGGAATTGTTACCCGTTGGCGAGTCGATGACGCTGCTCTCACGCGCGGTTGACACACTCGAAATGATACCGGTTGATACGACAATCATTGTCACGAACCCGCAGAAGATCGCGGCGCACTCCGTAGCCTTGCAGGGCAGGAACGTCGAGTTTGTAACGCAGATGGACAAGCCCGACATTTGGGGCGCGATAGCATCGACATTGAGCATCGACGCGGATTGGTATTACTTCATCATGCCTGACACAATGCAGGAGCAAGGTAGATTCCCGGAATTACCAGACCACCAGTTTATGCTCGGATTATTCGAGACATTTGACCCGCAGAATTACGGCGTGTTATTGAACGGCGAAATCGTTGACAAGAGCGCATCACTAGCACCTCCACAAACCGCATGGGGAACGCTGGTATGGTCAAGGGAATGCGTCGAGTTATGGAAGAAATACTTGCCTGAAATTAGGGATTACACGCAAGCGTTCAATATGGCAATGGAGCAACTCGGCTGGGGGACGTACTCACTCGCCTGGTACTTCGATTGCGGTTCATTCCAGAGATACAAGAGGGCATTAGCGCATGTCTGATATTACAGCGAACACACAAGCACCCGGCTCATGGCGATATTACAGGGACATTCACGAAGGCGAAACCTGTTTGATTATCGGCAACGGACCATCCTTGCGGGATGTACCGCTTGACTTCCTGAAAAAATACCCGTCGTTTGGCACGAACCGGATATACCTCATGGACGGGTTTACACCAACCTACTACTGCTCGGTGAACCCGTTGGTGATTCAGCAGTTCAGCGAGGACATTGCCAGGATAGACGCGCCGAAGTTTTTACCAGCATCTTACTGTTTCGATGATACCTGCCTGCCGTTGAACTCATCCGGCGTTGTTGTGTTTTCGCAGGACGCGAGCCAATGGATTCACGAGGGGCATACCGTTACTTTCGTATGTATGCAGATCGCGTATTACATGGGGTTCAAGAACGTGTTACTCGTTGGCGTCGATCATTCATTCCAGTATCACGGAGCGCCGAATCAAGAGATGGTGCTGGACGGCAACGACCCGAACCACTTCCACCCGGATTACTTCAAGGGTAAGCATTGGAATAATCCGGATTTAGTACGGAGCGAACACGCCTACAAACTGGCAAGGGCGATGTATGAAGTTCACGGGCGCAGGATTATCAACCTCACGCCTGGAACGAAAGAACAGGTACTCGAAAAGGGAAACATCAATGACTGGTAGAGTGACGGCAATCATCAGCGCGTATTTCGCAGAGGATTACATTCAGGGTAGGATAGAAAACCTTGTCAATCAGACCGAGAAGGTTGACATTATCGCGGTAGCGCAAAAGGGAAGCGTTGAAGCCGGTATTTGTGCGCGTTTCCCACAGGTTGAGATTATCCAGACTAACGACATTCCGGGCGTGTATGAGGCATGGAACATCGGCATCAAGGCAAGTAACACCCCGTATGTCACGAACGCGAATTGTGATGACCGCCTCGCACCGCACGCGCTAAAGAAAATGGCTGACATTTTGGACAAGGAAACGACTTACGGCGTGGTTTACCCGGACGTTTCCATCGTTGAGGAAATCGGCGGTAATCCTATTGGTGAGTACAGGTGGAAAGAGGGCGGGCTGGACAAACTTATCAAAGCCTGTTTTTTAGGTCCGATGCCGATGTGGAGGGTGAGGTTGCATAAGCAGTTCGGTTACTTCGATGAAACCTACAAGAGCGCTGGCGATTATGAATTTTGGATGCGACTGGCAAGCAAGGGTGTGAAGTTTTACCACGTCAGAGAGGCGCTCGGTTCGTACCTGAAACGACAAAACAGCGTGGAGCATCGTGAACCGTTGCGCTCATTGTGGGAGTCGAATCACGCAAGGATGAAATACAGGGAGGTGGCAAATGTATAAGTATATCGGTGACGGTTGGATTCACGGCGTGCCGGCGCGTGACCTGACCGATGAAGAAGCGAAGTTTTACGGCATCAAGCAACTCCTGGAATCAGGGTTGTACATCAAAGAAAAAGACAAAAAGATCGACATTCAAAGCGAGGTGAATGATGGGAATTAAGGCGTTAAGAAAAGTGTTGTTAGGGCTGGAAACGACTGCCGGAACGGCGGTGGCTGCCGATACCATCTGGCATGGTACAGGCAGTATTGAGGATCAGCGGGAAGTCATCTTCCCGGACGAGGACATCGGCTACATTTCAGGCAAGGACAGGAACTACATCCCGAAAGTTGAGGCGGGCGTCGTGTTCGATGCCACACCTGCTACATTCGAGGGATTACCGATCATCCTGTGCGCTGGCGTGAAGAACGTCGTGACCGGCGTGACTGACACGGGCGGAAGCGGTAAGGTGTACACCTACACGTTCCCGACGACAAGCGCGAACTCGATCAAAACATGGACGATCGAAGCGGGTGACGACCAGCAGGCTGAAGAAGTCGAATACGCATTTGTAGAGTCGTTTGAGCTTTCCGGCAACGGCGGTGAAGCGCTGCAAATGTCGGCCAACTGGAAGGGGCGGCAGGTAAGTAAATGCACCTTCACCACCCCCGTGACAACCCCGGCGACCGTTGAAGAAATCCTGTTCGGAAAAGGCAAACTCTACATCGACGAGGTTGGCGGGACGATCGGCAGCACCGAGAAATCGAACACCCTTCTCGGTATGTCGTTGTCAGTTAACACCGGATGGATCGCAAAATACGCGGCTGATGGACAATTGTACTTTTCATGGGCGCAGTCAACAAAGCCGGAAGTTCTTTTGAATGTCACGTTTGAACACAACGCCACAGCCGTAGCGGAGAAGGACGCATGGAAAGCCAAGACCGCTCGCCTGTTACGGCTGAAGTTCGAGGGCAACGCGCTTACCACCGCAGGGACTTTCACCTACAAGACGCTGATCGTTGACCTGGCGGGCAAGTGGGAAAGTTTTGACTCCATCGGGGACATGAACGGGAATGACATTGTGACCGGTACATTCCGCGCCGGGTATGACGCTACCGCCGCCAAGTTCGCGGAGATCAAGGTGGTCAATGAAATTACCAGCTATTGATTTTGACAGTATCACGCAGGGTCAATTGGAGAAGTTTTACAAGTCTTTTCGCCGGTTAGGTGGGAATGATGAGAGCATCGGGATCGTGGAATCAGCAGGTGCTATTGTCAGGGCTGCCGTTGAGGTGGGATGGTTGGAGTTTGACGTGGACAATGCCAAGCCTCACGACATCCTCGAAATCAACCGGTCTATCCAAGAGTACATCAAAGAGGTTTTTCAATTTGACCCAAAAAAAACTGATTTTGGCGGTGGCGGACTATGCCGATGGCAAGGGGTCGCCGCCGGATGAATTACGCCTCGCTTTTCGCTGCCAGCAATGGGGAACGCTGCCACATTCCGGCGGGTTACTCGACCAGCCCGCCGGACTTGTGGAGCGCATGACAATCGCCGTGAACGTGTACAACGCGTGGAAGGCGTACATCACGAGAGACCCGAAACAAGACGCGTCGTTTTTCAAGAGCGACGCCTGGCAGGTAGCAAAACAGGTACTCGAATTGAGGAAACATGGCTGATGCCCAACTACAAGTAGTAATCAAGGCGCGCAACGACGCGAAAAAAGCCTTCAATGAACTTGGCGGGCAGGTCAAGGGATTGCAAGGCTCTACCGGTTTTGGCGGGCTGAATGACAAGATCGGCGCGTTTGGTGACAAGTTCAAATCGCTGACCGGTGTTTCGTTGGGGTTTGCAACGGCAGCGGGAGCGGCAAGCGGCGCTGTTATGGCATTAGGAAAGTTCCTCGCGGATTCTGTCAACGAAACCGTAGCGTATGCCACAGAGATTGACAACATGAGCCGGTTGCTTGGGATCAGCACAGAGGACACCTCGCGTCTTGTGCAGGCTTCCGACGACCTGTTCATATCGCAGGAAAAGTTACAAGCGGCGTTACAGGCGGCGACACGGCAAGGAATAGACGTAAGCATCGACGGTCTGAAAAGATTGTCTGAGCAGTACCTCGCGCTTCCACCTGGCGTTGAGCGCTCCGAGTTTGTACTTAAGACATTCGGGCGTTCCGGTGCGGAGATGGGTAAACTCATGGAGCAGGGCGCGGCTGGCATTGAAGCGGCGACGGCGGCGATTGCGGATAATATGATCGTCACGGGGCGCTCCATGCAGGATGTCATGAACTATAAGCGGAGCGTGGATAACCTCAGCGATTCATGGCAGGGATTCAAATACACAATAGCACAGGGCGTTATACCCGTGCTTGATAACCTGATGAGAAAACTGACACCTGGAACGGATGCGGTAGAGGAACATCAGGATAAAATAGCTGAACTCACAGAGCGTTACAAGCAACTGGTCAAATACGGGGCGCAAGGCGGATTGACACAAGAGGAGCTCACCGCACAGACCGCCGCATTACTAGCTGAAATCGAACAACTTAACGATGACTTTTATGAAACACAAGACGCGGCAGACACTGCACAGCAGGCAATCGAAGACATGACAAACGCCGGGGCGACTTATTACTCCCAGTTCAAAACGGTAGCACAAGAAGAACAAAGTTACAACGACAATCTCGGCGAGATACGCGCAAATATCCGTGAACTTATGGTAGAGAAGCAAGCGCTGATTGACCAGGGATTTGATACTGGAAGCGCGGAAGTTCAAGCCGTGACCGACAAGATACACGAGCAGGGGCTTGCAGCACAGGGGCTCGCAGACGAACACGAAATTGCAACACAACGCATTATTCTAGGATTCATAGAACAAGAACTCGCTATGGGCGGTCTTACCAGAGAAGAATCTGGCTACTTAATTGAACTTGGTACAAAGTGGGGAATATACGGTGAGGATATGAAAGGCGCTTACGAAAGCGCTATGGATTCTGTTGATAACTTTGTCAGAATGCAAAACAAGGTAATTCCAAAACAGACCATCGAACTAAACGTCATTGTAACCGGTGAGGGAGCCGGTATATTGATGGGTGGTTCTAATAAGGCCGGATCGAAAATGATAGAGATGGGGAAGGCCAAAGGCGGTCCCGTAATGAATGGGGTTCCATACATTGTTGGCGAGGTCGGACCGGAACTATTTGTACCGAACACAAGCGGGACAATCATCCCGAATAACAAACTGTCATCCGGCGGGGGTTCATCCGGTAACACGGTGATCAACTTCACCTACGCTCCGGCGCTCTCATTGTCAGACCGCGCAGAGTTCGAGGGGCGCGTGATCCCCATGATGAAACGGCTAATGGCTAAGGCGGGCTAAATGGCACTTACCTGGAAAGTGTATTTCGACTGGACAACGGCGGGGACGTTTGACACATCCCGCAACGACGCGGCGCGCATGGTGGACTACCGGTTGAGCAGGGGGCGCAGGGACTTCATCAACGCGAGCGGGAACGGACTCGAAGCCGTCGAGCCTGGCATGTTGCAGATCAAACTCGACAACTGGGACGGTGTGTATGACCCGTATAACACGAGTTCGGTGCTGTACCCGAAAGTAGAGCCGGGAAGGTTTGTGCGGGTTTACGTTGGAGACGACACGCTTGCGGACAATAGCCATATCAAAGTGATGTTGCATGGCAACGGTATCAACGGTGGAAGTGTTATAGATGAAAGCGGCAAGGTATGGACGGGTACAGTCGCAACAGATTATTACAAATTCGGTGGGGCAAGTATCAACGAGAAAGCCACGACAGCAGACCACGCTGATTTTGTTCTTGGTAGTAATAGTTGGTCATGGGATTTTCAGATAATGCTTCCTGATTCCGAATTACCGGAAGGATTAGGATATCAACACGTTTTCATCACACAATATAAAGATTCTAATAATTATTTTTGGATAGGGTACATTAAATCTATAGGTGGTTTCGGTGGTGAGTTATATTGTAAACAGGTAGAGGGTGGTGTAACTATCTGGGACTTCTATACCGACATGATTTTTTTGGATAAACTCGGGCCTGGTTATTGGGTACACGTTGTCGTAGGAAGGAACGGGAATATACCTGTAATATTTATAAATGGTACTTCGTATAGTGTGACGGAAAGAACCACAATAAGCGGTAAAACAGCCGGAAATATAGCCGCAGGTGTAACCGTAATGGCGTGGGAATCAAGTTATGGCGTTACAACACCGCGCATTGATGAAGTTAGATTCGTCAATGGCGAGTGCGCCTATACATCAACCTTTGAACCTCCACAACAGCAGTATTTCGGATTTGAAAGATACCGCTTTACTGGTCGCGTTGACTCCATCGAAAAGATCGGCGACGCGACAAACCCGCAAGTCCTCATTACGGCTTACGACGGGCTGAAAGAGTTACAGAATAACACCATCACGACGGCGATATTATCAGGAAGCGCGGCAGCGAAGACGGGTACGCAGATCGCATACATGACAACCAGCGCGGAGTGGCCGGCAATTTACGGCACTTCGAGCATTGACGCAGGAAACGGTATCATCCCGTATTGTTGGGCGAATGAGAAAACAGCCTTCCAGACCATCAAGGACATAGCCGACGCTGAAGCGGGGCTATTCTGCGCAAAGGCTGACGGGAAGTTCTATTTTAGACCACGTGAAGCCACAACGTCGGTGATCTCGCTTGACCAGAGTGTAATGCTGAAAGACATACTGCTCACCTCACCGTACAAACTCAACAGGAACGCGGCGAAGGTGTATGTGTACGACAAGAGTACACCAGAATCAACAGCCGTAAAATTGTGGAAGATGAACGATGTACCGCTTGTCTCAACGGCGGCGGGGCTGACCGTATGGGGGCGGTACAAATACAGCGGTGATGATTGTGCCGGTTATGACATGGTTGCACCTGCTGACACAACCGATTTCAAGATGAACACGAAAGCCGATGGAACAGGTACAGATAGGACAGCAAAGTGGGACGTTACCACTACTTATTTTGGGGAAGTAAGTAAAAACGTTATCTCAAACGTTAATGCGGTGAATAATCACTACTGCACCCTGCTAAAGAACAGGGGCAAGCCGATTGTATCTGACGAATCTACCTACAAGGTTTATGACAAGGCAGGAACGGCTGCTGCCAGAACCCTGACCATTGACACACCGTTCATTCAGACCTCATGGCAGGCCGACTTCTACGACTCATTCATGACACAACTTGTAGCAACAACTTTGAGATTCCCTATATTCCAGATGGAATCACAACCGGCGAGCCAATTCTCATTTGACCTGTTCGACAAGATCACCGTGACAATCCCGAAGTACAGCATATCCGGTGATTACCTTGTGGGCGGTATTGAGGAAGAATGGCTGACGGACAACGGGCAAGCGGTACTAACGACAGTCTACACCGAGCCGGACATTATCGTGACACCTCCTGCAACGCTGGCGGGCGAATGATAATCGACATTTCCTACCACCAGCGCCCGGAGTCGATAGACTATGACAAGATTGCCTCACAGATAGACGGGGCTATCCTACGGGTTGCGTATGGCACGGGGGCGCCGGGTAAATTCGAGGGGGCTGACCCCGCGTTTAGCAGACACTACCACGAACTCCACAGCAGGGGCGTACCGATAGGCGCGTACCACTACATCACGGAGTACCAACCGATAGACGACCAGGCGCGGTTATTCCTGGACGCGGTGCGTGGTAAGGACATGGAATTAGGCTATTGGTGCGACGTGGAGTTAGAGTCTGGTGCGGATAGGCTGACCGCGAAAAGCGTAATCCGATGGATGGAATTAGTCGAGGCTGAATTAGGGCGTTGCGGGATTTACACGGGAAGATGGACTTGGAAGCCTATCATGGGTGACGAGTACGCGAGGTACGCAGACCGTCCATTATGGATGAGCGCGTACACCGCTTCACCAGACCCTTACATCCCGCACGGCTGGGATAGATACGACTTATGGCAGTACACGAGTTCGGGCAGACTGGACGGTTACACGGGCAACCTTGACATGAGCAAGAGAGGGACAATGGGCGATATTCTGCTGAATATTACACCGCTATCACAGAAAGACCCGCGCTGGGGAAGCGTGAAACTTGGCACGTCCTCATCCACGATTGGCGGGTACGGGTGTTTGATTACCAGCGCGTCAATGATGCTCCGACACTTCGGATTTGACACAGACCCCGGACGGCTGAATGATTTACTGAAAGCCAACGGAGGTTACCAAAATGGTAACCTGTTCGTGTGGGGCGCGCTGGAAAAGATATTCAAGGGAGTTAGTTTTGGGTATCGCTATAACGGCGCATACCTGGATAAAGTGGATGAACAGTTACGGGCGGGCAAGCCAGTCATTATCAACGTAGACCTGAACCCCGCTACACCGGCGCTTGACGAACATTGGGTCTTGATAGTCGGCAAGGTAAACGGTTCGTATATCATCAACGATCCCTGGTATGGCACGCAGTTCAAGTTTGAGGATAAATACGGCAACCCTGCAACCGGCATAAGAATTGTTTGCACCTACAACTTCACAGGGAACGTACCGCAACCCGAACCTGAACAGGTTTTATACCGCGTCCGTGTGACAATACCGGATTTACTGATCAGGAGCGGGGCGGGTAGGAATTATCCCGTCGTGTACAGATACGCAACGGGAGAGTACGATGTGTACGAGGAAGTCAACGGCTACGGGCGCATCGGGGCGGGGCGGTGGATCGCGCTTGAGTACACGCAGAAGTTAGGGGCGCTGACGCTGGAGCAACGGGTGACGGCGCTGGAAGACAGAATAGAAAAACTGGAGGCTTTACATGGCTAATACTTATTTGATAGACGCAAGCAAAGACGCGGCGCTGAATTACCTTGATACCAACGTGACGCAGTTGCTGATTTGTAACGCGCTCCCGGCAACCTATGCGGAAGCCAACGGGGCTATGAAGTTGGGGGTCAAGGCGACTCCGACCATCTCCACCGCAACCGATGACGGCACAACGGGACGCAAGGTGACAATCTCCGCTATCACAGACGGGACGGTGAGCGCAAGTGGCACCGCTTCACACGTGGCGCTGTGTTCGGCTGATACCCTGCTCGCGGCGTACCCCTTGAACGCGGGGGTATCTGTGACAACGGGGTACACGTTCACACTTACAGAGCATGATGTAAACCTGCCAGACCCGGCGTAAACGATGACAGATATTGATATTGCAGTAACCTCTGGCGGAAGTGGTGATACCTGGATTGGTGATAGTTACGGCAATCTCAATTTTGGTACATGGTTCCAACTCTTTTGCAAGGGTCAGTTTTACAAGCCATTATTCAGGTTTGACCTTTCAGGATTACCAGCAGGGGCGACTTGTACGGCGGCAACGCTAAAACTTTTCGCGCTGAATAGCGAGGGTTCTAATACCTATAATCTTTATAAGGTTTCTGACGCTAACGGTGATTGGGTAGAAGGAACTAAGGCGGCGGCTGCTGCTGGAACGGGTGAGCCGTGCTGGAACCAGAAGGGATATAACACGGCTAATTGGGCTGGCGGGGCTGGTATGCCAACCGCTGGGACGGATTATGTAAACACGGTATTGGCAACCGTGACGGCTTCATCCGCCGGGGCTGGAAGCGAAATATTTTTAACATTCAACGCGGCGGGATTGGCGGTGCTTGAAAGTTGGTTCGGAGCGGCGACAAATAACGGGTTCGTATTGATTACGTCAAAAAATGACGTTGTATATGAAATCGCATCAGGCGAAAACACTACAGCGGGGTATAGACCCGTTTTGTCGCTATCCTACGAATTACCATCTGACGCGCTGGTTGCCGCTGATTTTACTCTTTCACCGGTCACGTTTGACGCGCCTGTTTTGACCTGCGTATCATCTACGGCCGACCTTATTGCCGCAGATTTTACCCTCTCACCAGTGACATTTGACGCTCCGACATTATCCACAATCATCATCACGCCGGCGGAAAGAATTTACACCATCGACGCTGAAAATAGGGAGTACGTGATACCGGCTGATAACAGGGAGTGTGTTATTGATCCGGATATGCGCGGGGCGTTATTTGGAATTGAAAGCATGACAAAATACCGGAATGAGATTACTTATCAGGGATTGACCGGTAAAGATTTTACACTCGCGCGGGCGACGTTTGACGCGCCGTCACTCATGGAACAGGGCGTACCATTTCCAGATCCATTGTTAGCGTTTGCACCTTTCGGGATTTACGACGACGGCGACGGGACTTTTTCTATCTCTCCGTCCTTTGACCTGCAAACTCACGCGGGTATCACGGTTGCAAAGACCTACTACGTGGCGACAACTGGGAGCGACAGCGATACCGGATTGAGCGCGGATCACGCATTCGCAACGCTGACGAAGGCGTTGACAATGACCGACTATGACAGGATTTACATTGCGGCGGGGCGGTATCAACGGTCAAGCGGTAGCAACTTTAACCCGATAAGGAATTGTGAGATTATCGGGGTCGGGGATGTTTACCTGACGATGGATATAAACGACCTCATTGGCGCGTTCTCGGCTGTAGATTCTCATTATGAAGTAACAACGGCGTGGTCATATATTATGAGCGTTTGTGACCTCTCTACTACCGATACCTACGGGCGCACCGGGTTAGTGTACACGAAGAAGGCAAGCATTGCTGAAGTCGATGCTACCGCCGGATCGTGGTACTACGGGGGCGGAAAACTCTACGTCCACACGTTTGACGGTAGAGCGCCGGATGCAAATGTCAGATATATGTACGACGGGTTCGTATTCAACGCGAACACAACCGGAAAAACAATTTATCTGGAAAATCTAAACGTCGTAGGTAAAAGCAAGTTTGACAATCTCAATTTGTACGTAAAGGATTGTACCTTTGACGGGTATTACAACACCGGCCTGGCAAACTCAATTCAGGTAAGCGGGATTACCGGAATACTGCAAAGTTGTGAGATTGTGCGCTCCGGTCAGGATGGTATTCGGGGAACAGGCAGTCATGTCATTGAGTTGGATTGTACGATGAACTGCTGTGGATTCGCGGGTGGGGACAATTACGCCAACGGGTCAAGTTATCACGGCGGGTATACCATCAGGATAAACGGTGATTATGGATATACCTACGGTGCGCCGATTGCGGACGCGGGCAATCCTGGCAGGTCTTGGATTCTCGGAGCGCAGGTACACGACAACCTGGGGAGTGGCACAAACCTCACCGCATCCAATATCTACTCGGACGCGGCGCACGACCTTCATATCTATTGCGACCAATGCGTGAGTACCAATCCCAAAACTTACGATTACGCGGATTCTGGATTGCACAAGCACGACTGTACCGGTGAAGCGACTGATTACGGCTCACCTGTTACCTACGATTATTAGGAGGATTCATGAACAAATTTATCAAAGACCCGGAAGCCGTTTTGGATTACGTTTTCGACTGGTCAGACTGGCTTGACACCGGTGAGACGATTTCAAGTTACACCGTCACCGTACCAACCGGACTGACGAAGGATTCAGACTCACAGGCGGCGGGGAAGGTGACCATCTGGCTATCAAGCGGCACGGATGGCACGGAGTACGCGGTGGAGTGCAAGATCGTCACAAGCGCCGGGCGGACTGACGAGCGCACAATCTGGATTCATTGCATGCAAGTTTAGGAGCGAACATGGCGGCATTACCTGACAACCTTGCTGACTTGCACCCGCAAACATCGCGGGAGTGGTTTCAATTCCTGAACACGAAAATCGACACAATCCTGGAATCGCAAGCGGAGGACAGGGAGACGCTAATCGCCTACATAGAAAAAACAAATGACTGGATCAAGTGCCACGATAAGGAAGTTTTGGCGAGAGAAAAACTTGCTGAAAAACACACCGAAAAAATAGACCAGCTTGAAAAGAAAGTGAACGGCTGGAACGTGATTAACTCGCTCGGTGTGATAATCGCCGGAATACTGGCTGCTCTTGGATTAAAAGGGAGTTGATTTGAACCAATACCGACGCTGGACGGCGAAGGAACTAAACCAGATCGTTGACATGAGAAAAGACCGCAGGGGCTGGGGGGAGATCGCCAGGGTCATGCATGACAGCCGGGAGAATGTCAGAGCCGTGTACAGGCGGTTCGTCGGGGCAAAACACGGGGCATACCTGGATAAGGAATCGTTGAAGCCGAGAAGTAAACCCGTCGTAGCCGTGATGGATATTGAAACCCTGCCGATGATCACCTACACGTGGGGCATGTTTGACCAAAACATATCCGGTGAGCAGGTGGTAGCGGACTCGTGCATGCTCTCATGGGCGGGGCGCTACCTGGATAATCCACAGATGCACAGCGACGTATTAACGCCGGATGAAGCGAAGGCGAGGGACACAAAACGGATCGCATTATCCTGCTGGGAGTTCCTGAAACGTTGCGACGTGGTAATCGGGCATAACTTTCAAGGGTTCGATGCGAAGTACATCAACACAGAATTTTTGAAATGGGGACTTCCCCCGCTTAAATTTGTAATCGTTGACACCTTGCAGGTCGCCAGGCAGAACTTTAGATTTAGCAGTAACAAGATGAAGTTTATCAATGAACATCTGGGGATCCGCAACAAGATAGAAAACGACGGCTTCCCGTTATGGCGGGCGTGTTCGGAGGGTGACAGCCAGGCGCTGAAAACGATGCTCGAATATAACGAGGGCGACATTGGAGCCACAGAGGAACTGTATTTCAAGGTCAGGCCATATATCAGGAATTTCAACGTTTCCTTATATAACGAGAGCCTCACGTCACAATGCCCGACATGTGGAAGCGAGGACTTGACAAGCGAAGGCTGGTACTACACTCCGGCGGGTAAGTGGCAGTCAATGAGGTGTAACCGGTGTGGTAGTTTGAGCCGGACGAAATACAACGAATTGACGAAGGAAAAGAAACGCGCCCTGCTGGTGAACTCATGAGACACTTCTACATCAAGTTCATCCTCCACCCGTTATTCATGCTCCAGGTGCGCTTTGTACCGATGTTCATTGACTTTGCATATCTGTACATCCAGAATTTACAGCACGTGGTACACGGTAAGTTGTTGACGCCGGATTACATCGAGCAGGCGCGGGAGGCGTTGAGCAAATGATTACTGGTAATTATTGAATTAATGTGCTATTATTGAGTGGGTTCTAACGCTTAGTTCCTTAACATTCATGCGCGGCGTGGTGGGAACACCTAATCAGCCGTGAGAGAACTTGTCCGGTACTTGTAGAAAGTGCATACCGAGCGGGCGAGCCGTAGCTGTCGGGTTTGTGTTCGGCTACCAGCAAGTAAAACGAGGCGTCTCTAC